TTTAGTGAAGCCGCGCCATGAATGTGAGCAGATGTGTCTCGTGAGATGACTGAGCCAGAGTCGGTTTCTGTCCAATTAGCACAAGGTTCGCCCGAACCGGCAGTTTCAAAGGAATGGTTGGATAAAATGTTATTGTTTAGGTCGGTGGCAACGGCTGAGAAGTCATCACCGAAATCAGAGATGGTGCGAATCGTGGTTCCCGCGCTGTTCTTGACAACAACATCGTAAAAACCTTCCGTATAAATTTCGTTTGTGGGTGGACGACCGGCAGAATCAAGCGTTACCGGGTTCGAATGCGAAGAAGACTTGGCCGCATTTTGATAAATGGCTTTTGCGGTTGTCGTACCGGGAGAGTAAAAGTTTATAGTGCCACTGGCGAGAACAGCACCGGTGTCATCAAAGAACTGCCACAGTGGGTTGCCGATTTTTCTAGCGGGCATGAGAATTTATCCAGTTTGGATCGGGGCGCATTTGAATGGGTGATTTCTCCTCGTCCCACGAATCAGCGACATACTTCGCTTCACGAGCGAGACTCCTCAGAAATCCAATCTTTTCTTGCGGTGCGCGATAAGCAACAGCTAATCGATACGCGAGGTTATAAGTCAATGGCTCAAGCCATTCTTGCGGAAAAGCGAAGTCGTTTGCTGCCGCATCCATGTCATCAAGCGGAAAATGCCCCAAACAAATAAGGTAGTTCGCAACGTTATCCGGTTCCCCGTAGATGTTGAGTTCTGCTGAGTCAAGTTGCGGATCAAAAAAGAACTGCGACGGTCGGGAATCAGTGGTTTTTGTCGAAACAGACCAGAACTGTTCGCGTGAGATTTCAGTCAAACGAGTTTCGACACTGCTCGACTTTTCGTGATAGGTGACGAACTTGACCCGAATAGGTCGTTGCGCCTTTGTGGTGTAGGCATAAACTTGATTGTCAACAGCAGCCGCATCACCTAAACCACTTGCAATCGCCAACGTGTCCGAGTCAGTCACACTCGACACCGTCGTTTCATGCAGACTTCCGTCGTCGAGTTTGATCAGGATGTTGTCAGCCGCGGAAATACCCGTTGTTGAATCAAGGTCTATCGAGGTTGCACTTGATGAAGCGGCGGTTTTAATCTGCGTTGCAACGAATGATTCCGTCCAATGATCGCCACTGGAACCTAACAGATAATTGTGTTTGTCCTTTTCAAGAAACAAATAGCATTCGCGTATGCCCCACAGCCGCAACCCGTCTGCTTGCCAAAACTTGATCAAGCGATTGAGTTGTGTGCTGGCAAATTCCGCTTCATCACCGTCGACGGTTTCGTTGGGGTCGAGAATACCGGCTTCAACGAAGGAATCTTTAATTAGTTCGTTTCGATTTCGTGAGAAGTTGTAACTTCCTGATCTAGCCATGTTTCTTTTTTCTCGATACTTGCAAAGGGCCGGGGATCAAATAGGTCAAGATGGCGGGAATAATGATCAGACCTAGAATCACAGCCCAGCCGCCGATTTCAAGCGCAGACTGCAAAATAGATAGCCAAGTTGTCGGGGCTTCTTGAATGACGGCTTTACCGGCTGACGCAGAGGCTGCGTCTGACACGAGTGTGGCGGCACCAGCCGCAACAATTGCACCGGCTGGCCCCGCAAGCGATGAGGTCGAAACAGCACTACCAATTGCTGAACCTGCACCAGTGATGCCCGCAACGATGCCCGCCTTTTTAAGGCTAGAACAAGCCGTCAAACAAAGTAGTGATACACAGCAGAGACCAATAACAAAGCAGCGATGGCTGCGTATATCGGATAGCGTTTTATCCATTGAATTAAAATATCCATAAAACCTCACAGTTGGAAACTTGCGCCACAGCCGCATGTTTGATGTGGGTGGTTAAAAATAAAGCCACTGCTAAAGGGGTCGCGTTGATAATCCATTTCGACTTCAGTCAAAAACGCCAGCGAGGTGGCATCCGAAACAACGTTGTCGCTGATAAGTTCGTCCCCATCGCTCAAGCCGGTCTCTTTGGAAAGCGCGATTCGGAACCCAGAGCAACCGCCACCATTCACTGCAATACGAAGGAAACCACCATCCATTGTTTCGCTGATTTGTTGTTGTGCTTTTTCTGTCAGCTTCATAAATCACGACGTTCACGCATACTCAGATCGTTTAAACGGTCGCTGATTTTTTCTAGCATCGATTTAATTTCAGAAAATTGTTCACCATGCCGCGCATCGCTTCGCGCAACTCTTTCTGACAGGCTTTTAATATCCATTTTATTTACCACGGTGTCTTGCTCGATGCCGGTGACGTAGGTGAAGAAGCCGACTGCGATAGCCAGTGTGCTGAACAGATGCGAGACCGATAAACTCTTCGACATGTGCCACCCGCCGTTTCCCCGTCGATCTGGCCCAGTGTATTCGGCCATTACTTCTCACCCCCGCATTCTGAACACAAGCAGTCATCGCATGACCCACCACCCGATTCCGTACAATCACAACCAGCCTCTAAACATCGTTCACACAGACATTGGTTAAGCACCCGTCTTTCCCTCTGGTGTTTTAGCTGGTAGGCTCTCTGTTTCTAATGTTCTAAGGTAGTCGTTAGCAGACCAGAAAATACAGGTTTTGTCTATGCTCTGATTGTGCAGTAGAACGGTACTTGTTGGATTGTTTTTATTCTCTGTAATGTACATTTGTATATTTAATCCAGAAATCGCACTGATATCCATAGCATGGACAGGTTTCTCGTTATAGCCATCAAGTAGTTCTTGCATAAGGAATTCAGGACCGCCTTTACTGCATAGAACTTTAAGCGACACAACACTCTGATATGCCTTTAGTTCTTCTGCCTGCGCAGTAAAGGAAATTGCTAACAAAAGCACTCCTAACAATCCTCTCATACTCGTCATATGTTATTCCCCAAAATACCCCCCACTAAATTTATCAGATACCGCCGCTTTTGCCTCGATAAGACAGTTAGGAAGCATATCGTTTGGTGCTATTGTCATCCAGATTATCAAGAAAGGAATTAGAAACCAATGCGCTATTCTTGCTATCCCTACGATAAAACTCACTTAGGATATTTAGCTTTAACTGCCTGACGCTTACCTTCTAGTGAAGTAACCGCAGCCATTCTTTCTTCTACGACACCCTCCCATAGAGCTACTACAAGTTCATTTATAGATGGGTATTCTTCTTTGCGCTTACGAGCGTAGTCGTTGTCGTATGCATCTTTCCGGCTTTTTAGTTCTTCTTCTAACCATTCTTGTGTGGGTTTATCGTCAACACTATGTATGACAAGATTTTCATACACTTTATTTTTACTGTCTGACCAACCAAACCAACAGCCAGTATGTAATGATGCCAAGACATCTTCTATATGAGTTGGTCTACCATTCCTATCCATTATGTTGTTCCTAGTTGTTTAAATACAACGTGGGTTAAACTATGATCAGAATCACCCTGAGTAGTATTACCAGCAGTAGCTACATCAATATCAAATCTAACTTTACATTGTGTTGTATCTGTTACATCAAATATAAAATGAGAAACTGAACATTCATCTGCACTACCGCCTGATTGTGCATTACTAGTTCTTGTGGCTAGAATATATGAAGAATCATCTACTGTAGTCATTATATCTGCATAATTATATAAAGCAGTACCCGAACTCCTACCCTGATAAACAAAAATAATTTCCCAAATTCCTGTGTTAGGAAAGGTGAAGATCCCACTTGATTCTGTCATTGCATCGCCTACTCCCGCAGCACCAGCAGTGTCTGCTTCTTCCCAGTTTAATATTGGGGTTGCATCTCCTGTAAAATCAGTTGTCATTCTCCAAGTACTAGCGTTAGTTAAACCACCACTCGTCGGCACTGTAAAACTGGAATCAGGAAAAGTAATAGTCCTGTCCGCAGTCGGATCAGTGATGGCAAACGTAGTCTCATAAGCATCTGCTGTAGCTCCCTCAAAGACTAGAGGAGAACCAGCAGCAGTCTGGAATGTTGCTGTACCATCCTTGACTAGAACACCATCAATGGTTACTCCACCAGCAGCAGTGCGTTCAGAAATTGTGTCAACTTTAACTTCGCTCATAATCCAAAAGCCTCCTGCACTTCTTCTGTAGTTAGGCCAAGAGCCTCAAGTTTTGATTTGACGGAATCTAGTTTTGCTTGTCTGGCTACTTCCGCTGCTGTAGGTTCGGGGCTAGGTGGTTCAACAAAGTGGAATTCACCGTCGTATGTGCCGCCGATACGGGCATTAGAAGTTGCTTCAATCAACTCGGAATCAGGCACAGAAAACTCCGTAACACCGTCCCAAACCACCATGTTTTCTACAACGCCGTTTTTAACAACTGCATATTTAGACATTGTTACTTTATTTCCTGAACGTACACTATTCCCGGCCCGCCGTCGTAACCTGTTTGTTGATATTGACCGGGGCCACCCTCTCCATAAATTGTTCCATTCGCCCGATAGGTTCCACCACCCCAAAAAGAGGGTTTTCCGTTATCTTGTGGAGAATTTGTCCCTTGCGATCCGGGTATATTTATATCACCGCCCGTTGCCGTCACTTGTGCGCCCGGAGTATTGGTATTATTTCCTTGTATCCCACCAGTTCCGGTGATAGTGTTAGTCCCATCTGACCAAATAGAATTACCACCTGCCGTTGGTGAACTTTGTCCATCTCCAGCGGCTCCCACTGTTATCGTCGATGTTGAGATGCTGGATACATCTAAAAATTTAATTGCCGTTGCTCCTGCACCACCAGAGGTATCGTCTGCCGAGGAACTGGTTTTAGTCCCACCACCACCACCAGTAACATACATAATTACTTTTGTTACACCAGTTGGACGAGTCCAAGTTCCGCTAGAAGTAAATACTTGAACAGAAGCAAATCCAATATAATCACCAGCAGTAATAACTCCACCGGACGATGGTTCTAGTTTGTTTACTTTGAGAGTCGAAGTCATTTCGGGAACCTCGCTTTCACAGCCGCTCGTTTTTCCTGTAGTTCTACAAGACCGTCATCAAGTATTGCGTGTACGCATTCTTCGATTGTGGGGTATTCTGCTAATCGTTTACGAGCGTATTCCTGTGCGTCGTATTCTGATTGCCACTCAGCATGAGCCGCTTCTATATCTGCTGTCGTTGGTTTTTGTTTGTTTGAGTTCCAATCTCTTATGTAAGTTCCATCACCATCATTCTGTAGTACAAAATCTACACGCTTATCAAACCCCAGTTTTTCTAATCCTTTTGATGAAATCATATCAAACCCCCGCTAGTTTGAAAGCACTGAAATATGAAGACATAGAACTAGCATTGCCACCAAATGCCGGAGTACCCGGAGTCATATCCCACAACCCATATGCCTCAACATAATCTGCAGCAGAAAGATCAAGAATGGTTTGCAACATTAAAACGGTATCCTCTATGTTATTCGGCGCTATATCATCATAAGCGAACGCTTTTTCAACACCACCCACATAAATCATAGTCTTAATTACTGCCCCTCCTGCGTTGCCATCGATATAACTTATTTGGGTGGTAACAACATATTTCCCACCCTCTCCCGCTGGAACGGTAAATCTATAATTCGTATCTTTATCATAAGCAGATGCTGTATCAAAAAGTTCGCCATCGCACGCAAGTTTAGTGGCAGTATTATCAGTTACAGTCTGATCGGCTGTTAGATAAGCAAAAAACGCTGGAGTTGCAGCACCAAGAGTTATATCTGCATCAGGAAATGTAATCGTCCTGTCAGCAGTCAACGTGTCGGGGGCAAGACTGAGTTGATACGCCCCGCTTTTAAGATCAATCTGCGCCATCAGACAATAACCAACGTGCCGGTAACCGTGATTGTCCCTGTGAAGGTCACAGTACCAGCGACTACCGCATTTTCTACGGTGTGATCACCGTCTATAGTTGCAGCATGGTTGTAGAAACCTTCTTTCCCGGCTGCATTATTCAAATACAGCGTTCCGTTCTGGACTTCCATCATGCCCCCTTATGTTGAGATTGCATCGACGTAAGAGACCCATGCCGCAACAGAACTGGCACCTGTTGAAACCGCTCTCAGTAAATCGGTGTTCTGAATGACGACCTTCGCTCCACCTTGGATCAATTCAACCGACGCCTTTGGTGGAATCGAAATGTCCTTTGCTAGATACACTATAGACGCTGATGTACCCCCCGCTGCAACATCGATCCACACACTAACTTTGACAGCCGACGACGTGATATTCGTCAAACGGATACCAATGAGCGCGTCATCACTGTTTGAAGTTACGAGTGTGGTGGCAGACGTAGATATCTGCGAGGAATAAGCCTTTTCAAAATCCTGTGCCATGATCAGGCCACGTCGTCAATCAATGCCGCAACGATTAGGTTAGCGGTGGCATCACCAGCATCCCCGATGTCGGAAGAGATTGCATGTAAGTTGGCGACGGTCGTATTCGGCAATCGACCGAACCAAGTTTGACTTGGGCCTATAAACACACCGTCAACGAGGTTGTATGCTGCCGTTCCACCATCGAAACAAAGCATCACACCGTCTGTCGTAGATGTGTTCTGAACGAACAGAAACTTCACTTTGTCGTCCGTATGAACAGCGGTCGGGGCGGTGTCGTCATCCACTGCGGTGTAGTCCAGAAAAGCCCCTGCGATGAGGTCAGTGGAAGTTGCGGTGCAAGCCGTCAATTTGTAGTACCACTTGTCGTTTGCATCGTCTGGAGTGACCGTCATCGACCCCGAAAGTGTTGTTGCGATCTCATCTGGCAACATTGTCGCCGAGACTGTTATCGTTGCTGCGTCTGCCATTTTCTTCTCTCCTGAAGAGAAATAATATTAAATAAAATCAAGCACTTAGAGTGCGATGCTCATTGCAATTGCAAAACCCGCTGATACGCCAGCCGATGCCGACGCCCATGACGGCACTCCTGATGCGAGAGTTAAAACTTCATCATCAGAACCTTTTCCAAGACGGACATAATTCGTGCCGTTGTAATACATCACGTCGCCGGATGCGTCTGATCCCAATTGAATATGCGTACCGTCAATTGAGTTCGCGGCAATACTCAAGGTGCCATCGCTTGCTAAAGTAGCATCGCCACCAACGGCTATCTCTTCATACGATGTTCCGTCGCCTACAAGAATCTTGCCAGCGGTGACATCGTTCATTATCAATTTGGTTGGGATAGTGACGTTGGCACTGCTGTCAATTTTTAGTGCAATCGTCGTACCATGTGTAGCCCCGACGCCCATTTCCAGAACGTCAGTGCCATCGTCCAATCCAATACGATAATCTTGGGCATGCCCGTCAAAGACCAACATCGTGTCTTCTTCAGAAGCATTTCCGATGGTCATGGTTGCGCCATCGACTGTTGCTTTTGCTTCGCTCGTTACCGTTCCATCGCCGTCATCGGTGACCAGTTGGTTTGCCGAACCATCTATGCCGACAGGGTGTAAATCAGAAACCGACATCACGCCAGAACTTGCACTTAACCCGGTTGACGAGGCAGTTCCCGCAAACAGTGTTGCTACGTCATTAACGGAACCTTTTGCGTGACTTCCTGTTGTCCCGCCATCGAGGAAAAGAACGTAATCACCGGCTGCGACAGTTTGCGCCCCTGCTTCGGTCAGATCAACGTTAAGCGTGACATCTCCAGATGCACCACCACCATCAAGCAATGTCCCGGCAGTTACGCCAGTTATATCGCCGGTCGTCGGTGCTTCACCAACAAACTTCGAACCGTCATACGTTAGAACGTCGCCGCTTGAAAACGAGTCCTGACCGATTTGTGTTACATGACCGCTTGAGTCAATCGTAATCGACGAGGTCGTACCGTGTGCAGACCCCGCACCAATTTCTAACTTATCAGTGCCGTCGTCTAACCCGATTCGGTAGTCTATAGCGTTTCCGTCAAAGATCAGGTAGGTATCTTCAGCATCCGCGTCACCTATCGTTACCGTAGGTGTCGTACCAGCAACAACAATATCACCGTCGTCAGAAATGGTGACGCTGGAGTTTTGCAACACTCCCGACGTGCCATTAAATCTTGGGATAGCGTTGTCTGTCGAAGACGATACCGCTTCAACCTTATCCGAATTCAGATTGGTGAAGTTTGCATCTAACTCTGTATGAAGTAATGCAGAACCTTTCCCGTCTCTCGTAACAATTGTTGCCATTTAACTGGGCCTCACATAGCGATCAGAAACCATGTCGCTTTCGTCAATGTAGTCTGTGTGATCAACAACATAGCCAACATAATCACTGGGGGTTTTCTCGTAAATTCCAACCACGTTGCGTGAACGAGCGTTAGGTGCAGTCTGGTCTTCTGATAATGACCTGACAAAGTCTTGAGGATGCCGGGACTCCCAACAACCTCTTGTGCCAGAACCACGACATACGACCGCACCTGTCCACTCTACCGCTTTCTGGTGGTCGTGAAAAATCCCACCACAGCGGTCACATTGAAATTTATGCGTCTTTTGCGACATAGACTAAAAGCGAACCTTCGTCCGTAGCCGCGCTGAATCCGACAGTCGTCAACACAACATCGCCCGTCTCACCACCTCCAGCGGTGCTTTGAATGCCGCCGATGTCAGTGAAATCCATCACACCATCAGTCGCACCCAGCACCCATGCACCCGTATCGGTTGAAGCATCAAATTCAAGTCGCCCGGTAAAACCGGTAAACGACCATTTGATTTTCATAATCCTAACGGTGGACGGTGCTGGAGAAAGCGCAGAGGCGTCTACAACGACGTTGTCGGTGATGTCGCCCGCTGAACCGTCAGACAGTAAATAAGTGTGGGTGACCGCATTCCGGTGACCGTCGATCAGCGTTGTCTTTGTGATCGTATTAGCCACTGTTGTTACCTCTCTTGAGAAACGAAAATGTAGTCAACCGTCATGGTTTTAGCCGCTGCCGCACCATTCTGAATGCCGAAAGAAACAGTCAGTTCTTCGTCATCGGGTAGGTTGGTCGTGACAGAAGTGCCTTTGTGAACGTCATCGACGTAATACTTGATCGCGCTTTTGCCGTCGTAATAAAAACCAACAATCAAAAAGGTGTCGTCAGAAACGGTTGCTACAGCCGATGCGGTGGTATCACTTGAATCCTTCTCGACATGAAAATCAAGGTTCGTGTCTCCATCGTCCTTGAGCCAGAAAACTCCGTCTGAAACCGCAAGCGGTGTCGCGTCGGTGATCTGCAATCCCATCACGAAATCAGATTGTGTCGCGTCGGAAACTTTGAAACGTGCTTTGAAAAAGGTTTTCTTGCCAGCAACGAACTTGAAACTTTCGCCTTTCAAGTTGAAAAAGTCAGCGTCGTTATCAGCGTCATCGTTGGTGACCAGCAACCCACCACCTTGTACATCGGTGACAGCTTCTGTTGCCGCGCCAGAACCATCTTCAGTTGTCGTGATTGTCCAATCACCGGCAACATATTCGTTGAAATCGTTGAAGTAAGTGATCCATTTTGTTGGATCAGGCATACCGTAGTCGCCGTTAGTCGAAGTGACTGTGGCGGTTCCGATGCCGTTTGTGAATCGGGTTGGTGTACCCATATTGTGTTCTCCTTGGAACGTCCTTGCGAGTGTTTAAACACCCTCAACAATGGACGTGGCCCCCCT